TCATCTAAAGCAAATAAACCAGAATAGTCTGTTGCTGTAGGGAATGAAGCCTGATTAGAAAAGTTACCTCTAACTTTAGAACCTGAACCAGTTGTATCAACGGTACCTGTTCCCGATAATGAAGATGTACCAGTTAAATTTAAATTTCCTGCTGATGATAATGTTTGACCTAAAGATACTGAACTATTACCAAGTGTTATACTTGAATTTGCTAAATTAGCATTTGAGATACCTGCACTACCTGATAAGTCAGAGTTAGATAAGTTTGATACGTTTAGAGTTACCGTGTTACCTGTAACCGAACTTGATACTGAACCTGTACCTAAAATAGATAAAGTTTCACCGAGTGGTACGAAATCTGTTGTAGATGTATTATCTCTAACTGTAATACCACTATTTGATAAACCAGAATTAGGAATATTTGTAAATGTGTTGTCTGCACCACTCATAGACTTATTAGTTATTGTCTGTACTTGGTCAGTTGAAGCAAAGTCTGTTCCAGACAATGCTGTATTGAATTCTGTGAAATTACCTGTAATAGTATTATTAGTTAATGAAATTGCTTTGTTAGTTAATGTAGCAGAAGCTGTTGCTGTTAATACTGAAGCATTAACTTTAATTTGAAATTTACCACCTGTAATAGTAGTATCAATACCTAAACCACCCTCAATAGTAATAGGGTTACCAATATTCGTTCTCAACGTTGATGACGTATCGTCAGCAAAGTCAATGTATGGGGTTAAAATGGTTCCGTTACCTATTGCACTATATAACTCATTAAAGTTATTGTTTACATAAGTTGCACCGGTACGTAAGTTATCACCTGTACCGTCATTCGGACTTGAACCTGTATTAATTGTAAATTTTGCCATATTAATTCTCTCTACTATTTATAATGATTTTATGGTGTTGTATCATCAAACGTTGCTGTTGTTGAACTGAAATTGGTTACTGTGTTAGAAAAGTCGTTCTTATTAGAAGCAAATTCACTAGGTATGGTAAAATATGTTTTTAAATTTTGACCATCTGGATGTGAAGTTGCAATAAAAGTTGCTGGTTGACCATCTAATCCTGTTCTAGTACCAATAATTTTAATATCATTAAAAGCTTCAACTGTAAATCCAGCACCCTTAAAGACAGTTTGAATGTTTTTATTCAAGAATGAATATCTTGGTCCTGCGTAGGCGTGACCTTGTCTAACGTTATAAGTTTGAGTTGCGTCTGGAATATTTCTTCTAACTCTACTTAAATAATCTAGGTTGGTATCTGACCTTAAAGTCAAGTCTCTAGTATTAGCTGTAAAATGTTCAGTTGTAGTTGTGTCTGAATCAATAGCACCTTTTAATCTTGCATTTGCTCTTAATGTAGTACCATCACTTGTTGTTCCTAATCTTCTACCAAATATACTTGAAAATAAAGTATTAAGAACTTGTAAGAATGGAGTTTCTGCAACACCTGAAACTGGACCAATAACTGGAGTTTTTGTCTTCGCACTCAATCTTGTTTGTATGTTTACTTGACCTGTAAAATAAAAACCTGCTGTGTGCATAGTCTTTTTAAATGAATCTCTCCAAGAGTTAATAGATTGTCCTACTTTAAGAACATAAGAAAAATCTTGATAGTATAAACTATCCTGTACTCTCATTGTACTTTCTGAAACTTTACCATCTTCATTAAGAAATTCACCATCTGTATCAATTATAGGAACCACGTTTACTGTAGCAGACGCTAAATTGATTTTTGATACTTTTGCCGTTCCAGATGTGTTTGATGTTATTGTTTCATTTGTTGTAATAGAACCATTAACATTTTTTAATTTTAAAATATTTCTAGCACTATCTAAATTAACAATTGTTCCTGTTGCACCACCAGAAAAGGTAACTGTGCCACCATCAATAAATGTACCTACAATGTTAATTATCAATACATTATTAAAAAACGATAATGTTGGTGCTGGACTTGTTTCATAACTCTTACCAAACTCTACTGTTCTTAATGCGTTAACTTTTCCTATATCAGTACCAAATGCTCTGATAATAGCACCAGTACCATTTGAAGTTGTAATTGAATTTCCATCTTCATCTAAATAATAAAATGAAAGTTTAGGTGTGTTTTTATAACCATTACCACCATTCGATAAAAATACTTTAGTAATTTCACCTATTGTTGTATCGGCCGAATTTGCAAAACCTGGAACTGCTGGTGAAGTTGTTTGTGTTTCTTGAACTATATCATTCCCTTGATATGAATCGCCAGCACAAGTTTCATCTTCTAAAATTATTCTATCTTCACTACCAGTTGCTGGAGCTTTAGAACCATTTTGGTCAACTAAACTACCATTTACAATACTTACAAAACCTGAAGCATTTGCACCAAAGGTTCCTGTGTTATCAAAACGAATTACATCACCAATAGAATAACCTGAGCCTGGCGTATCAATAATTAATTCATCAACATTACCTGTACCTGTATCTGAAATTTGAAATAATGCACCGGATCCACCACCTGACACACTTACATTATCTGATTCTTTATATAATGAACCTGCATTTGTAATTGTTTTTGTTCCAGGAATACCAGTAATATCTGCCTTAATAAAATAGTCATCTGTTTCAGAAGCAGTACCAGAAACTTCTTCACCTACTTGAAAAGTACCAACAACACTATCTTGGTTTAGAATTAACTCTGTAACCGTTTCATCACCAATTTGAAAACGTGATAAGTTTTCAATAACAGCAGTTGCTCTTGAATCTTTACCTGTAATTGTTCTACTAATTAATCCTTCGGTGTTTCCAACTTTTTCAATAATTCTTAAAATCTTTAAAGAGTCATATTGACCATCTGAAGTTTTTAATAGTTGTTCTCTAGGATAAATTGTTTCTGATTGTTCATTAAATAACAATCTAAAAAATAATTCGTGACCAGCAGCCGTACCTTTAGCACGGTACATATTCTTAACGTTTTTAATTAGATTTCTTTTATCTACTTCATTATCTAATACTTCAGGTAGTGTTGCTAAAAATTCATTTCTAAAATTATTTAAGAATGATTCAATTGCTTTATCGGGGTCTCTAAAATTAACTAGGTCTGAAATGTTATTTACGGGATTAGGTCTGTAACCAGTTATTGTAGCAGAAGCTTTAGAAATTTGTCCTTCAACTATTTCATCTGATTTAAATTTGTCATTTGACGAAATGAAAAGTCTATTACTATTTAAGTCTTCACTTAATACACTTGCCTCTGCACCTGAAGTTAAACCTTTTATAGTTTCACCTACGATAAATTTTCCGTAAGTAGTTTCTTCTAATAGAATTTTATCGCCTTCATCAATGCCTGTTTTAGCACTACCAATTCTAGTAGCATTAAATACGATATTATTTTCTTGACCTGTTTCGGTTTCAATTAAAACACCAACAGTTGTTTGAACATCTTTAACTTGTAATTCGGCAGATTCTAATAATTGATAATAAGATTTTAAAAAATCTGCAAACTTTGGGTGGTCAGCAACTATAAATTCTGGTAGTTGACTGTTAAGTATTGTTGAAATTTTTTCATTAAACTTTGCCATTATTCATTAATAACTTGAGCTGGAAGAATAGCCAACGCCTGCTTCGGCAGAACCACCAACAAAAGTATCCTCTTCTACTGTAATTAAAGAATTTGATACATCAATCTCTACAATTTGGTCTCTTACCGGTATAACATCATTTGAATTTGGTTGAACCGTTATCTCAACTAATGTAGAAGCAGAACCTCTAATGTTCGATATTGAAGCTATGTTTAAAGAGTTAAGTGTGACTTGTCCTGTTGTATAATTAATTGTACCTTGCGTGTTGTTTGCATAAGTTTTAACACCACTTACTAGATAATATCGTCTAACATTACCTAGACCATCTTCATCTAAAAACATTTCAAAATTACTACCTGTTACCTTAAAACCTGTTGAACTTAAAATACCACCGCCTGTTGAGTTGTGACCAGAATGTGGATTGTATAATGAATTTCTAAAGTAAATGTTATACGCAGCTGAACTACCTAAAGTTGGTGTGAAGTTTTTTCTAATTTTAATTGTTGTAATATTTGATAATATACTAGAGTCTGTATTGTCTATTAGACCTGAAAGTTTAGAAAATCTAAAAACACTATCAAACTTTTGAAGTGTAGAAGTGTTGTAGTCTGTAATTGTATTAATTATTTCTGTTTTTAAAGTTGATGATGATTTTGTTGTTGACTTGGCGTCATACTTTACATTTGATGTTATTAAAACCGAAGTTGTTTGTGGGTCAATAATTTCAGGTTTGACTGAAGCAACATTGTATGGTTTTAAACCATTTACAATATCTAATTTTGTTTGGTCAGTTAAAGTAGAACCTGAAGCTGCCTTAATTGCAATTTTCACTATACCATATCTTGGCGTTTCATCATCTTCACCACCCCAAGAACTAACTGATAATGCATTTGGATAAATTTGTTTTACAAGTGTTTCATAGTCTGTTGTAGTTACCGCTCTGTCTTGAGCCGCAAAGTTTAAAGGCGCATTAAATTTAATTGAATCATTCGCTTCTGATTCAGAACCACCTTGTGAACTTGAATTGGTTGTAATAGAAACATCTGTAAATCCACCAATAGAACCTTCTAAAGTAAATTTGTTTGCACCGTTTGAATTTGTTTTATTGGTAACAATGTATTCTAAAACAATTACATTACCATCTTGAAGTTTAAACCCGGTAACACCATCACCAAAATAAATTTCATATTTGCCGTCTCTACCTTCTTGTATAAAGAAAACTTTTGAAGTTGATGATACACCTGTGTAACCACCGGCTAATGTAAAGTTTGTTAATGTTGAATCATTAGATGAATTTTGCACCGATACTTTTAAAGTTGATGTATCTGCGTTTTCTGTTGGAATAATAAATTTTTGGTCAACGTCTGTACTATCAACTGTATATTTAAATCTTACTAAAGTACCCTCATATAAATTTACATTTGAAAAAGTATAAACACCGTTAGCAGGTGTAATTGTTATATCTTCGTTGTTAATATATTGATATGATGTTCCGTCAACGTTTGTTGTAAAGTTTGTACCTTTTGACATTGTGACAGACGTACCTGTTCCATTATTTAAAACAACATCTACTGAAGCTCTTGGTGCTCTTGGAGAATTAGGAGTATAACCTAACATCTTTGCTAATGATACAATATTATTTCTTATGTCTGCACTATCAAGATATAATTCGTTAGTTGCCATATTGGCAAGGTAACTCATATAGTGTGTATTGTAAGATAAGACATCTATTAAAACAGATAAACCAGAACCTTCAAAATCATAGTCCTGAAATGCGGTTTGACTTTGTAAAAATGTTTTTAAATTAACTTTAATATTATCAAAATCTAATTCTGATACTGATAGTTTACTTGTCGCCATTTTATCTTAACCTTTGTAAGAATGTTGATACTGATTGTGGACCTGGTGTTCCAATTACATAAAAGTAAATATCCACTACCAATCTATTACCATCTTGGTCGTCATCTACCTGAACACTAGTTAATTCTATTCTAGGTTCAAAATTTTTTAATACTTCTTCAATTTTCTTTTGCAAGAAAACTTTAGTCATAGGTGTAAAGTTTTCAAATAACAATTCTCTAATACCACAACCTAATTCAGGATTAAATGGTCGTTCATAATAACCTGTTTGAACTAAATTCTTTACCGCCCTTTTTACAGCTACAACATCTTCTACAACAACCACATCACTTGTAACCGTATTTCTTGTAAAGTTTAGGTCAATATCACTAAACTTTCTTGAATTACGCTTTGAGTTGCTAACTATTGCTGAATCATATCTTGCCATAACGGTAATATTTATAACCTTTTTTTAACCGTTTGCAAAAACATTACCAGAACCACTAGTCATAGCACCAGCGTCTGCACTATCACCAATTCTAGCAGACTTTATACCAACCACATACACGTTTGGCGAACCAGCATTAACATTTGCTACGTGATTAGGACAAGGTGGTAAGGGTGGGTTAGGATGTGATA